TTGCCTGACGCATCAAGCTGTATATCCCACTCCGCGTCAAGCAGCAGGCTATGCCCGTATGCCATATATCCTCCTATAGCGGCGTGCTGGTTGTGCCGCCGCTGTCGCCTTTGTGAGTGTGAGAGAGGTAAGACTTGCCGCCTGCGGACATATCGCCGGAGACGGTCAGGGTGCCGTTGATGATCACCTGCCCGGTTATCTCCACCTTCGGCGCCGTAACCTTTACCGCCTGCGAGGCTTTGATCTCTACCGCGCTGTCAGTCTCTATTTTACAGCCTTTCGGAGCATGGATAACGATCGTCTTATCCTGCTTTATCTCTATCCACACTTCCGGCGTCTTTGTATGGATAGCGCCGACCATAATGGAATCGGACTGCGAGAAAGAGCGATAGGAGCCTGCGGGCACCGGCTCCGATGTACCCTGCTTAATCCCCGAAATATCCTGCTTGCAGCAGGCAAATACGCCGATATCCCCCGGCACCGGCTCAATTATCAGAGCCGCTATGCCGGCCTGTGTCCTGCTGTACGGCAGTTTGGTCATGGAGGGCATGGGCAGGGATTTGCCTGACGCGTCAGCCTGCGCCGTCAGCTGGGTAGCCGAGACGGTGCCGGAGCCGCTCCCGGAGCCTTTGCCCGAACAGGCGTCAACTCTTCCTATATATACAGTCTGCAGCTCGTTCTGCAGCTTCTGCGACATGGCAAAATCAAGAGCGTTGTACGCCCCCGTATCAGTGTACGGGGTATTTAAGCCGCGTTTCGTGTAATTATCTATCTGCGCCATTATGAGTACTTCCCGTTTTTGCCCGGATCTTTGTTGGGATAATAGCCGGTTATCTGACTTTCCCAGGAGCCGTCTCCCGGCATATTTGCCGATAGCTTGTGCGTCAGCTTGACTATTTTCCACGTGCCTGACGCCTTCGGCACGACAGTGTCAAGCTTTATAAGGCCGCCGAAGCGGAAATCGGGATTGAAGATCGCTTTGCATTCGATGCCGTTCTGCGTGATGGCGGGATAGCCGAGCAGTCCGGTTGTGCTGCTGAGCACTACCGTATTGCCCTCGCGCCCGGCGCCTGACTGCATGAGCACTGCCGAGTCGTCATCAAGTATCAGTTCCGCGCCTATCTGCGATGCGCACGCCTGCGCCTGCTGGATCGGGCTACCCTGGAAAACGCAATCGGAAATTTTAGCGCTTACGCCCTGATTTACAAACTTGAACCCTGCCTTTTCGCACTGCCCTTTTATAAAAGCGGATGCGTCCTGCGAGCCGTGTATGGCAGTAGGCCCCTGAGCCGTCATGCGCCCGAAGTAGCCCACTGCCGCTTCAATCTTGAATTTAACGTCAGGAGACGCGTTAAAGTCAGCGCCCGCCTTTGTGATTGTACCGCTGAATACCTCGCTCACGCCGCTCCAGTCCCCGGCGTAAATTGTGATTTGGTTGTTTTTAACGTATAAAGGATCAAAGGCAAGTGTGGTAAGCTGCTCCATGTCCGAGAGCGGCAGGCCGGTAATCTCCGCGGATGCCTTGCCGCCTTCCGGCAGGGCTAACTTTTGGATCTGGCAGGTCATTGCCAAATCCGTTATTTCTTTCGTGTTGGAGCCGTCCTCAAATTCTCCTTTATACAGCTGAATGACCATTTTCAGGCGGCGTTCAAAGAATGAAGTGTTAAGGTCATCAGCCATTCTGAGCCTCCCAAAGCGCTTTCATCTCCGCGAGTTCGTCATCAGGGAACCAGTATAATTTATACCTTGTCCCCCAGTCTGAAAAAGCCGGAGACTCCTGGGAGCCTGCCGTGGCCGCGGCGTCATCTATAACATAAAACTGCCCGGAAAAGCCCCTGACCGTTTCAGGAATTATCGGTGTTGTCGGCTGGCAGAGAGCGCCTTTTATAATCTTTGTGCGCCGCACGGTCAGATCCATATACATAAATCCCGCGCGCTCAAAGACTCTTATAGTGCACGCCTGCCCGCCGAGGTCAATCTGCAGCTCCTGGTCAGGATAGGGCGTCAGAGGTATTTCAATCATAGATATCACCCGAAAATCATATTAGCAAAGGACTGAGGCCCGTTTTCTTTCTTGTCTGACGCTTTTGCCTCCTGAGCCTGCTGCCTGCCGCGCGGCTGAGTCTTCGGTATCTTTGTATTGGTATACTGGCTTTCAACCTGCCGCACTTCCTCAAACCCTATATCGCAGTAGATGATGTCAAGCCCGTCTTCAACCTTGCGTGAGTACTGAAATTTAACGATATTAAAATCCGAGTAGACATTGTCAGGCGTGATGATGGTTATCAGGTCAGTGCCCTCGGATATGACCTCGAGCCTTGTCAGAGCGCTCATGATCTCGTCATGCGTGCCCTTGATGGCTACCTGCAGGCCGATAGTAACCGGGTTTGTAGTCTTATTGTATGAGACAAAGGAGCCGTTTTCCACCGGAGACTGCGTGATCTTGTATTCCCCGGTGATATCCATGTTCATGAAATGCGTGAAGTCTATCGCATCTGAAAGATCCTCGGACAGGCAGATTGACCAGCCGGACTCCTCCGGCGCGAAAAAGCCATCGTATGAGGCCATATTGGTCTGATATTGGCCTATAGCGCCGCCGATTTCTGATAGCATGGCTTCTCCTCCTTATCCCATGACCGGCGATGCGGCGCCCTGGGCAAATACGCCTGTAACGCCGTCCTTTATCTGCCCTACGGTCTTTGTGTCCGCGTTGCCGTTGACGGTGATGTTGACCTCCTGCCTGCGGTTGTCGTTATTGATGGTAGACTTCTGCGTGCTGTTGCGCACGTTTGATACGGCACCCGAGTTTACGGCGGGAGTCTTTACGCCCTGCGCGCGTCCTGCCCCGGCAAGGATCTGCTGTACTTGCTGTCCTGCCTGATGCGCCCGCAGGACAAGCGGCACGATGCGCTCACGCACCTCTGTCCTTTTTTCTGTGATCTTCTCGGTCTTTACCGCCGGGGCGCTGACGCCTGCCCGCACAGACAGAGCCGGCTCACGGGACTCAGGCTTTCCTGCAGCAGCCTTTTCAGTCCTTACCGCCGGAACATTGTCAGCCTGTACAGCCTGAGTCTGCTCACGCTTTTTGCGGCGCGCTATTATTGCCTGTTTCTGTCGCTCAAACTCCGGGTCTGCCGGTGTGCGTTCTGCCAGTTCCTCACGCTCTTCACGCTTGCTGTCCGTAATGCCGAGTGCGTCAGTTACCGATGATATGCCGCTCTTGATTTTGCCGAGCGCTCTATCAAAAATTCCGGTGATTTTCCCCCAAAGATTGGAGAACCACTGCGTCAGCCCGCTGAAAACATTCTCAATATCGTCAACAAGGGCAGACGCGCCGTCTTTTATACCCTGCCATACGCCGCTGACAGCGTTAAGCGCCGAGGCAAAACCGCCGGCAATCCTGTCCCAAAGGCTTGAGAACCACTCGGTCAGCCCGGAGAAAGTGTTCTCGATGCCGTCAACGAGTGCACTGGCGCCGCCCTTTATATCCTGCCATACGCCGCCGATACCGGACTTTGCCGAGTCGAAAGCTGAAAGCATGGCATTGCCTGCGCTGACAGCTCCGTCACTCACTGACTGCCACACGCCGGAAGCCTTATCCGCAATCCAGCCGAGAGCCGGAGCGACAGCAGCACCCATAGCGCCGAAGGCCGAGCCGGCATCCTCGGCGAGGGCAGACGCGCCGTCCTTTATGTCCTGCCACGTGTCTGAGGCAAAATCGCCTATAGCGGTCAGCCCCTCGTCGATTTTCTCGCCAGCCCATGCCATGCTGCCGCTTATGGCCGAGACTGCGGCGGCAAAGGCGTCGGCTATAGTCTCACCAGCGGCAGAGGCGCCTTCTTTCATGCCCTGCCACGTGCCTGATACAAAATCGCTTACAGCGGCAAAGGCGGCGCCGATGGCATTTCCGGCGGCGGCCATCTTTTCAGACACGGCAGCCCGGAAAGCTGAAAGGATGCCGGCAATCAGCCCGAAAGCGTGAGACACACGGTTTACAAGTCCGTCCCACACCTCTCCCGCGTCATTTACAAGCGCGTGCGCGCCGTCGTCGATAGACTGAAAAAGGTCTGCAGTCCAGTCTACCGCCTTCTGCCATGCGTTTTCTACAGTCTCAAGGAGCGCCGCAATCCCCTCGCAGACGCCATCCCAGTTTTTATACAGCATCCAGCCTGCTGCTATCAGCAGGCCGATAGCGAGGACAATAGGATTCGCCAGGATTGAGAGCGACAGGGCGTTCCACGCCTTCTGCACTATCATCAGGACAGACGCGACAGCGCGCATAGCGACAAACGCGGCTGTAACCTTGCCTATCGTCTTTAATAATTCAACGCCGGAGGTTTTGAGCCAGTTAATGGCTTTTGTAAGCGTCTCAGTGTCGCCTTTTGTAAGGCCGAGCCACTTCCAGAAGGCGTCAAACTCACTCCTGCCGCCCTTGAGGTAGACAATGAGGTCATCTATCGCAAGCGCGAGAGCGACAACTAAAAGCGCTACCCATGTGAGCGGATTTTTAAGGAGCGCCGCCGTAAATTTGGCTACCGCCGGGATAAGCGCCAGCGTGATGGTAGACGCGAGAATGGTTAAAAACCTGATGATATTGCCAGAGTTATGGCTTATCCAGTTGGAAAAGCGATTTAGCTTATCAAGCAGGTCTTTGACAAAGGGCATCAGCGTGCGCATAAGCTTCGCGCTGAAATCCGACATAGCTATCTGAAACTTTACAAACGCCTCGCGCCCGCGTTTGTAAAGTTCGATATCCTCTTTTGTAACTCTCTGCAGCTGAGCCTTTTTCAGCCGCTCTTCCTCAAGCTTCTTGTTGTACGCCCCGGTCTGCTCTGCCACCTGCGCGACATCGGAGATATAGCCCTGCACCATC